ATGAGATATTTTTTTGAATCTAAAGTAGAGAAAAAGGATGCAGGATACACCATTCAGATTCCTTTTAATGTATGGGAAGTATGCCATCAGAGAGAAGGCATCAAGGGAGATATCGTTCTGGATAACAATATCATTGAGTGCGAGCTTCATCCCAAGGAGAAGGGCAATTACGAGATCGTGATCACCGATGAAGCTGCTGTAAAGGTAGAGCTGGGTGTGCTCCACAAGATCCTGTTACATATTAACGGCTCCCTGATCCGTATGGACCAGAACAGCCCTTACAGCTTCGAGAACCCGATCCGCAAGATCGACAGCATGAATGTGATCATCCAGCCTGAGGACGGTCTGTGCGGCCAGGCATGTGTGGCAATGTTAGCCGGTGTTACCATTGCAGAGGTGATCAGTGTGATGGACTGCAGAGAGTGGCAGGCTACCATGGGTCGCGTGATCTCTGCACTGAACTATTACGGCATTGACCATACCGACATCATCGTATATACCGAGGGTAGACCCGCTGTACTGCCGAAGTGCTGTATCATGATGGAAAAGATGGGACGTTTCTGTCATTACCTGGTACATTACGATGGCAAATTCTACGATTCCAATCTGGGCGTACTGGAAGAGTACGATATGAGCAAGCTGTTAGGTTACCTTGAGATCAAGTGCTGATGGAATGCAAATTCCGTATTTGCGTGATTTCGATTACCTTGTTCTATTTATAAGGAAGTTCAAAAACTGTAGGTTACACAGATGTGCCTACAGTTTTTTTATAGCAAATAGGTTAATCGGCGAAAAAACTTGAGAATTGCAAGTAATATTTAGACACATATTCATTTTTGTTAATTGTGCACAAAAGAAGAGTACTTTTAGAAACCGGATCAGGCGCTAAAAGTACTCTTTTATTGTGCAGATTTACAACAGCTTTTGCATAATCTGTTTTTCTGTCAAATTTTTGGTACAGATTTTGGTACCATTCCTACCCCCTCATAAGACTATCTAAGTAATCAAAATACGATTACTAAGATAGTCTATATGTCCCCCGCCCATCTCCCCGGGGGACAAAAGAAAAAAGGGCATCAAAAGAAAAGGCAAGTTTTCATTGCCTATCATCAAGTACCTGGTGAACCTACAAGATCAGCAGCAGACAGACCGTTAAACTGTCTCCTGGGGTAATGATTCATCCAGTCCTGGATAGCTTGTATCTCTGCCTTTGAATACAAACCGATATCATCACCTTTTGGAATCCAACGCCTGATAAAGCGGTTACTGTTTTCATTTGTGCCACGTTCCCCGGAGCAGTACGGATGGCAGAAGTAGACCGTTGTGCGGTTCTTCTTGGTTCTGCAGCTTCTTTCGATAGACTGCCAGTCCGCAAATTCCATACCATTATCACAGGTAATTGTCTTAAACTTTCCCCGGAATGCCGGAGTACCTATTTTTCTTTCGTACTGATCCAGTGCCTTGATCACAGATTTTGCAGTTCTGTCCTTAATCTTAAAAATCAATTCATTACGCGTTTTTCTTTCAGACAGCACCAATAGACATGTAAGATCATCCCTGGAACTATAAACTGTATCCATTTCCCAGTGACCATATTCTTTACGCTCCAGGATCTCCTTGGGTCTCTCTTCGATAGATTTTCCACGTTCAAATTCTTTTCTTTTCATCTTATACCTTTTATCCTTTTTCGGTCGGGCATAAGGCAGACTATTCACCGTTACACCCTTGATCCGGTGAGCATAGACATAATTATATATGCTCTTCACGCATAACTTGTGATCCGGGAGCGCATACAGTGCAGCTTCCGGACTATACTTTTTATTCAGGATCAAAGCAGCTACGTCAGAAAGAAAAGGATCATCAGCAGATAATTTTCTTTTCCGACCTCTACGGCTCATATTTTCCTTATGGATCCGCTGTCCTACATCATAACCATAGCGTTTTTCATCCTGCCACAACTTACCCCTTGCAATAAAAGTACCTCTTTTAATTTCATTGTAGACAGTAGCTCTGCAGCATCCAATCATCTCCGCAATCTTTGCTACCGGTGTCTTTTCCTGGTGTAACTTTTCAATCAGGTATCTGTCTTTCTCCGTTAGGTATTTCATGACTGAACCCCCTTTCATACTTCGAGGGTATCAGGATCACAGATATATTTATCAAGGTTAAAATGAACAGCTGCGCTGACCTTGATAAATATATCTGATCCTGATAGTCCAGTCATTCGGGATACGGAAGGAAACTTTTCAAAGGTCACTACGTTCCCAATGAAAAGAATTAAACACCCCAAACCCCTCAAGGGGCTTTTTTCTTCCTGGTCTTTCCGGTACATCTCCTTTTCAATTCATTTCCGGTATGTCTTGTGCATCAGTCTGAATAATAATTTTTCACCTGGTCCAAGTAAAGAACCGTAAAAATTCAAAGTAATGAATTTTTATCTAACTATAAAAATCGAAAAAATGATTTTTATAGTTTTCTTGACTTTTTCCCAGGAGAAAAATTTTCCATTATTCAGACGCCCAAGACAGATATACCGAAAACGAATTTATAAGAAAAGGAGATGATAGAAGCAGAAAGACCCAGGAAGAAAAACTAAAACCAACAACCCAGAGCAGAAACCCAAAAACGTGATAGGCTCCGCCGGAGCCGGGAAGGTGACAAAATGAAGAAAGCTAAAAAAGAAAATTATAGGATCGTAACAGAAAGCGGAAAACAGTTATTTAACCAAAATTACACAGAAGCAGGAGCTAACAGAATATGGGAAATGTACAACGGAATATACACCGATGACAACGGAAACCAGGAATATATCTACGTAGAAAAAATATAAATAATTGCTGACCTATCGGCAGGACGGGGAGAAAGAGGAGCAACATGACACAACAGGAACTTGAAATCAAATGCGAATTTTTAGAAAAAAGACTCAAAAGGATTTATGAGATATGTAGTCAATATCCTGATGATATAAATGGAGCCAGAGCTATAGGGGAAATAGAAGCAAACTGTGACCCGGATATATTAAAATTTTACAATTGACACAAAATAGAGATTAGAACATTGACAAACTGAGAAATAAAAGAAGAGGGGCGCAAGCCCCTCTAAACTTTTACACCATAATTCTTACGGAACCATTCCACGGAATCATCAAATGGCAACCATCTATTTTTCAAAAAATCATCATATCCCTTATAATCAAACTGCGATCCGTCCCGGAACTCTTTGATCAGATTAAACCGTCTACAAAAAGCATTCCAGGTACTGGCATCTTCTGATTGAACAGTTCTATAAAGCTGGTCAAAAGAAATGTTACTTGTAAAATATATGTGCGTGAAGCAGGCTTGTTTATTATTATATCTACACGGCAGTTCTAAAGGGTAAATATCCAGCCACTTAAGTAATATATTAATATCAAAATCGCAAGCGCGAAAATCATCAAACAAAATAACATCTTGCCCCTTATATCCATCCCAGGGGTTCCGGTTATCAGTCACGCGATACACTTTATCGTATCCACCATATAACTTATATACACCGGAAGTCTTGCCACTTCCTGGATCACCGAACCAGTATTCCACATGCATTTCACGAACTATATTCTTAAATTGTTCATACCGGAGTATTTCCCGGCATCGTTCGACCTTTTCCAGCTGCATCATATAATTCGGATTATCTTCAAGTATTTCATAATTACTTTTTCCGTCCTTGATCATATCATACAAGGCAACAAGATCGTTCCGTTGTCCCTGGTGTTCATCCGGAACAATTCCAGATTCTTCAAAAGTATTTTTAAGATTTGTTTCTTCTTTCGCAGTACCTTTATATTTTCCCTCTTTGCGGATATAGTCACGGGCTTGTTGCAATGTACCTCGGAGCATATCAAGCTGTGAACCAGGAGGAAACATTTTCTGCAAAGTACTAAACCGAAGAGCACCGCCCCGATGGATAACGATATGTGTATGTAAAGTGTGCTTTTCGTTTCCAATCTCATCACACATAGCCCAATAATCAAGATTACGGATAGTGGAAAGCACCTCTTTAATTTTATCATGTGAAAAACCTTTATCCAGTGGATTGTTAATAGTGATCATCCACTTACGAGATTGAGAATCTTTTACATCACCCATGTGCATCTCCCTATTTGCGACAAAAGTTATCTTGCGACAGCCATTTGCGACAACTTTGCGACAAATAAAAACCTAGTAAAATCAATACTTTAAACCACTTTGCGACATGCGACAAAAGTTGCCTAGGGGTAATACTAACCCTAGGCAACGCCCTTGACGGCAGGAACCCGGCACCCCGGGACCTTTGCGCCCAAGGACGCGCCCCGCTTCGCTTGTGGGCGCTGTCCCTGGTCACAAGGCTAACCGGGTGCCCCCTACCGTAAAGGGTGAAGTGCACGTTGCAAGCTACAAACGGTTGCACAATTCGTTCTGTATTTCATCGATTTCCTCATCAACGTGTTTCAAATGATCAGACAAACAAGAAAGATTGCTTGCATTGACTTCCTCGATCGAATTAAAACGATCCACCGAAACACGTAACAAAGAAATATCTTCATACACGTCCTCCAGATCCTGCTCCCTTTCACGGACACGACATAACATATAAGTCACTACAATCACAGTAGCGCAGATAACTAAAACGATAGCAAGAGCCATACTTACACACCACCTTTCTTCCTAGGACACCAACGGGGAGTATATTTACAAGGGACAATACTATCATTCCGCCCGGTATAACCAATAAAACCGGGCATGGAACGAATATCACGATCAGAAAAATATTGTATGATATACTCCTGATCCGGATGTTCACAAAAACAACTTTTCCGATTACCATACCGGGAATGATAAAATTTACAGTATTCACATTCAGAGCATTTTATTTTATCTGCCATAATATACCCCCTAAACCATTTTGTGATCATGAGCATAAGCCAACATGGCAACAAATTCATCATAAGACAATACACGACCAAACTTTTTGATCATACCTGATTTAGATTTTTCATAAATCTTTTTCAGGGTCTTTTCATTCAGATTTTTTTTCATAAATAACCTACTTCCTCAGCTTTTTGCTGGCACGTTTCAGTTTCCGTGACGGGTTTACAATACCGTCAATATTCACCGGGTTATTCCGCTGCAAATCAAGAATCTGTTCTTCAGTTAACATGTCACCTTCCTTGCATGACTTCGTAAGATTGCCAACGCAAGCAAGGGTATCATATGCACTAAAAGCAGAATCCTTGATAAACCAGCCGAAACGCCTTTTCGGTTTAATCAGCGTAGGATCAGAAGCATTTTCCAGGTCAAAAGCATCATACTGTTCATGCACCATGATTCGCCAAACCTTATTGCAAGTATAGACGTAGCCGGTCACCTGGCGAAGCAGAGCATCTACATGATTAAACCTCTGCGATGTATAGATCAGGCTGATATGATGGTGACGACAGGTCAAAAGCGTATTCAGAAACAGAGGATCTATATTGCTTTTGAAACTCCGGGAATTAAGCTGTACTGAAAATTCATCACCCAGCACAATAGTGCAGGTCAAAGTATCGTTCTTTTCATCCACGGCACGCATACGATCAGCAACAGCCACGATCTGCGCCATAGATACAAAATCCTCATAAGGGATAGCCAAAGATACATTAGAGATAATATGTATCTTCTGGGTAACCCACTTATTACGGTAAAAGTCAAAAATTTTCTTGTCATTGTACCGCTTATATAAAGACACAACCTTATGCACTGCAGATAATGTTTTACCTTTTCCGAACAATCCAACATAGCAAGAGATCGTACCAGTAGCGCATACATTCCAACAGCGATAACGGAAATACTTATACAGATCAACCACGGCATACCACACGGAACTGATCGGATGCGTCACAATGACACGGACACAGACCGACATGATGCAGGCAAATACAATAATAAATAATAACAATTCAAGCATACGATCACCGCCCAACCTTTAAGCAGTTAGCAGCTATGGAGCTGATGCTTTCAAGAACCATACAGAACACAATCAGACCGACCACAACAGCCGGAGTAAATTCATTCGATCCGTTACAGATATAATTAATAATGTTTTCCATTCTTCATAATCTCCTTTGCATAACGACAACTATTAACCAGGTAACACATTTTGCACCGCTGGACATCATCCCCGGCACGGATCACACGACAGCCAATAAGATCATGACAATGATTATCTTCATTGATGCATGATCCTTTTAACCTGCAGGTAAAATTAGCACATGGACTCATCTGTCTAACACATCCTTTCTGCCATCCAGGCTGCGACCAGTCATATTAGCAACCGCAATTTTTATACGCTTAATTGCCCAAAAAGAGAGCAGCAGAAAAATAATGGTATCCAATCTGTAATTTATCGCCGTAAAATAAGGCTCAAGATCGTCTGCAGATAAATTCTGTACTTGTACTTGTTCCGTCGCAGGTTCCGAAACAGCGACAGTAAAAGGGATATAATTACCATCGCTATCCATAACGTAGACATTTGTTCCGGGTTCTCCTGGATCCACGGACTCAGTAGGGGATTCTTCCGCAACAGATCCGGCATCTTGTACCAGATCGGATCCAGAACTAGCGCTATCGGATAATACAGGATCATCAGTTCCAGGAACATACACGGAAGATCCCTGATCATCATTTTCAACAGTTTCAACAGTCTCGATATTTTCATATTCATTCATTTTAACAACCTTTCTTGATAGAAGTCCCGGTGTATGGTAGGATAAAGAAAAACACCATACGGAGGGGAAAACAATGAGCGTCAACGATATTATCTTTGCATCTTTAGGAACAGCACTTTTTATAGGATTAATTATATTAATTCTAATTTGGTTGTTTATTTATACTGCAGTAAAGGCAGCTACAAAAAATGCAATAAAAGAAGCTTACAGAGATATTAAACTTATGCCGGAAATAAAACATATTACACCGGAAGAAGAACTAAAAAAGGAAATGGAAGGCTGGAATTAACGAAAAGTTCTAAAAAGAATGTATAAAAATATAAAACCAACCAAACCATAAATAATAACATTAGCTAAAGTAAAATGATAACCGTCTATATTAAGATCAATAGAGAGAACACGGATACAAAAATCAATAACAAGCTTTAATTCTTTCAAAGTGATCACCTACCTATAAACCTACAAACAATGACAGCACCAATAGCAACAGCAATAAGACCAATAAGCCAAGGCGGTAAAAAACCAAACACAGCAGCCACCATAGATGGAAATTGACCCAACATAGTACCAAAATTTTTCAATAGGTCAAAGAAGTTCATGGTGGCATTTTCCAAACTGGAATAATCATAATTATTTTTCGGCACAGCATCTAAATCATTTCTTGAATTTCCGCCATTCTCGAGATCAGATAATTCATCATCAGTTAATCCTTTATCTGACTGATTTTCAGAATACATATTATCGAGATCATCAAGCCTAGAACCTGACGAGCCGTCAGAATCAGCAAGATTATTATAAAAATGTGTCCATTTAGAATACTGAATACCGCCATTTTCATCATAGCGAAAATACCTAACATATACCTCATATCCATTAAATAAAGAATAAGGCTGCTTTAGTAACATCTTCAAAGTTTCTAAAGCATCACTATACCCAGTTATTTTATTAAAGAGATTATAAGAGCTACCAATATAATTTCTATCATCAACCGGATACGATGAAAGCAAATTATCCCAGGACGATTTACCCAAAACATCAAACTGAAATCTTCCAACAGAAGAACGATTATCTGAAACAGAAACCCAAGTGGAAAGATTATTTTTTAATAAAGTAGAATACTTATATTTCCAAACTAATTTATCACGGTATAAATCAAAATCATTAGTGGTATACCATCTACCTTTCATTTCAAAAAAATAATCACTCTGAGCATTATTAAATTCAAAATAAGAAAAATCAGATTCAGTAGGATTACCATTAGCAGCTTCATGAAGTACTATTACAGGTCTTTCCATATCAATTGAAAGTTCACCTTTTATATAAGGAGCATCAATTCTATCAATACTACCGTCCTGATTAAAATAAACATACGAAGGTTCACCGTGGTAAAAATCACCCCACGCACCTAACCCGGCTTGCCTATAACATGGTGTAATTCTTATGTACCGCAGAAACCAATTCTCATTATCAGGTTTCAGACCTGACACATCAATCGTCAACGTTTTATCCGCAGTAGCAAATTCATCCGGGTATGCATCCGCCTGCTTTATTGTGTCCTGCGCTTCCTTATCCGCAAAGTAATAATTTACCCGTACATACTCCTCAACTTCCTGATCCTTAAGATAGCTCCGCTCCGTTGTTCCAGTCCAGGTAGCTGTCATTTTATTGTTTGCAGTGAATCCGGTAAAAGCATAAGCCGTATCTTCAAAGTCTGGGTTTTCAACAGAGCCACCGTTAATAAGACCGGAAGTATCACCATTAATACAATAGTTATACATGGAATCGACAGAATCGAAAAAAGGTATAGAAAATGTATATTTAAAACCTTTTACATGTGCAGAAGTATAATCTTCGGGTACATACCACATTTCTATTGTATTTGTAGAACCTTCACTATCTACAAAGGAGCCGTCCTTTTGTTCGCGATGATCTAAACCAGTAATAACATTAGATGAAAAATAAAATCGAAAAGGAATGTTTTTAGAACCAAGAGTATAAGCATACAAGCCGATCTGATTCCACCCGTTAGAATTTATATTACCGGTATAAGCAATGGCATAAAAATAATTTGTATCCGTGAAAGGAATAGAGTAATTAGTCTGCCGAAATAAACCATCCTCGTAATATTCATAAGCGACTGTTTGATTTCCAGCATTAGAAGAAAGATCAAATGATTCTGCTGCATGAACATGAAGAGAACCAAGCGTAATCAAAATGATCAGGATAAAAATAAATAATTCGAAAAGATGTTCTAAAATGTTACGAATCTTTTCTAAAAATTCTGAATTCATAAAAAAACCTCCCTTTCTTTTGAGTAAAAAAATACCAGGTAGATTTTCTCTACCTGGTAAAGGTTCCAAGCTTGTCTTACTTCGCAGCACCCTTGGCGGATCTGAAGATTTTGAAACCTACAAATACCAGGGATGCAATCAGAAATACGTTAAGCGGGAAAATAGTGAACAGACCACATACGGACTTAACCAGGTTAATCAGTTCAGTTACAAGGGAAACATCAATTACCGCTTCCGCAGCAGCTACCATAGGAGTTAACATAAGCCATACCGTCCTTTCCGCATTATCTGTTAGATTGCGACTCTCACAAATATGCAATTTTTATATAATTAGCTAATTACTTGTCAGGAGAATGGGGAGACCGAGTCTCCCCTGCACACAGTGCATTTATAATGAACAATTAATGCCATTACCTTATTTAAACAGTACCGCCATCTTTACCCATAGACATCTTAGAAACAGATGCCGGCTTAACAACTTTAATCCCGGCAAGATATGCTTTATCCTGAAATCCTTTAGTGTAAAGAAATTCGACTTCATCACCTACATGTACGCCGTAATCATCACGGGCAAATTCAGTACCAACACATACACCGGATAAATCAACAGCGTTATTAACATCATACAGGGAAAAAGGCTGGGTATAATACAGATTAAAATAAAACTGATCCTTTGTGTCTTTCTTAAGCATTTTCTTAATACCAACAATTTTTACTGTGTTTTCCATTTTTTTCTTCATCCTTTCACTTTTTCATCTTATTTTTTTCTTAGTTGGTACACACTTGTATGCAAATTCTCCTGCAGCTGATCGGTATGACCCTCTGTCTAAATAAATTTTACATACAACAATCGGCGAAAAAACTCCTAAATAGGGTTGCATGTTAACACGGTAAAGTGTAAAATGGAAAAGTGTGATTTTCGTAACGCTTCAGAGCGATTACTAATTTTCTATTACAAAGGATGGGAGAAAAATGAATCAGAAAAAGAAGATTGAAAATTATCAGCAGATTGCCATGGGAACCGGATTGCGTTATGATGAAGTG